GCCCATTGGTGTCGGCCATACGATAAACGCTTCCCACGCTTCTAAAGCCTCAGCGCTCCAGTAAACATCTACGGCATATACATCCGATAAAACAGCGGGGGTAACCTCTTCGCCATCTTCATCGTTTATAGCGGGTTCCACCACTAAATAACCGAGTTTGGTTACTAAATGATTGTGTGAGGCGTTGCCCTCGTCATCGGTTGGTAGTAAAGCAATAGCGGCATCTGCTGCGGCTTCGTCTGTGAACGCGTATTTCCTTGTAAGTTTTGTCATAATGTTAAAGTAGTTTTGTTTTCTTATGTTAAACTTTCTGAGTTATCATATCACCTTCCTTTTGTAAAGGGAATTGATTTTTTTATACAGAATAGCTTTGTCATAATGTTAAATTGTAGTTAGTGCGATACACTCGGCATCTGTTAGGGCGGTTGGGAAAACAAGTGTTTGGTTTATTTTTGCAGTTTCTCCGGAACTGAAACCGGAGTTCCCTAGCCTTCCAAAACCTAACTCCACTGGTTCTGCCGTTATCATACCAGCTATTGCATACTTAATTCCATTCACAAAGTAGTTGCCATCGCTTCTTACAGCTATCTTAATTTTGTCCCCAAAGTTGTATGCTATGCTAACTGTTGTTGATGGAGAATAAGTGTTTAGTACCAATTCCCCGTTACCGTGTGCTAATGCAAAATTCCAATATGTTGTGGACGTTGAGCCTTCTACCGCTCTTGCTGCAAATCCAGCACCTACTCCAGCGCTACCTTGATATGGCACTACTAACTCGCAAAACGCTGTCCAACTGGTGTCAAATATATTTTTTCCGCTAAACAACCCACTCGTAGCATCAGCCGCACGAGTTTCAATAATTCCGTAGGTGGGTATGTAGGACGTTGCGTAGGAGCCAGCCTCAGATTGTGCGCCCCAAAGTAAAACCTCTGTTAAGGTTGATGTACCTCTAAAATCACAAGCATAGAAAAAATCTAAACCATCGTGAAGTAAATCAAACCTTTGCCAATCTTCAGTTATTGTAAAATAAGTATCTACACTATTGAATAAAATAATGGTACCCGTTCCGCTTGTTGTTTTGGCATAAATAGATTTTATATTTCCGCTATTTCCAGTTGTTGTTGTATTTACTATGTGAGCATTTGTACCAGTTTTAGTTAATTTATAAGCACTATTTGTTCCATCGGGTGCTAAATAACCAAAGTCTAAACTTATATCAGTTTTCGACCAAAAACTACTTTCAAGATATTCACTATATGGTTGAATGTTCGTCCTACTCGGTTCAAGTAATACCGAAGGGCAACTCGCCCCGTCAGCATAGTTAAACCTTGGGGTGTTTTCCAAGATACCCGCCTTTCCCTTTGTTGCGCCACTTGTTATGTAGTCTGTGCTGACTAATCCTATTTCTAATTGGGCGCTTTGGATGTAGATGTTGTCTCCCGATACAGATGTTTCGTTTCCGTCTGATACGGCAGTTTGTATTCTTATTTGGGTTATACTTCCGTCTGAAACAATAGAAATTCTATACCAACCATTGCCAACACTTTCTATTTTGTCATCAATAATGGCAGAAGATGGACTTGCACCCTTAAGACCATTTGCTATGTCATAATAGTTGTTTGCGTTTCCCCCCGATTGTAAGATGTTTATTCTCATCCAATCAGTAGTACCCGATTTAGCATAAACACTAAAGGTATAAATGCCATTGTTTGAAATTAGTTGGACTACCCAATTTGTACCACCCGAAGATTGTAATTCCCAAGCATCTAAACTGCCATCATAACCGCTTTGACCACTTGTTAAAGTTGCATTAGTTGTTGTCCAAGTGGTATCAAACTGATTTGATTGCAACAACAAATTTTCCCGCCCTTTCTCTATGAGGCCATCGCTATTGATACGAGTAGCCGCAAGGTTTGAGCCTCTTGAAAAGTCGAAGTCGCCATCTCCATCGGTGGGCTTTATACTATACGCTTTGCCGTCTTTTCCAGCCGCGCCACTTGGTAAGAACGCAAGACTTGCGTCATCGAAATAACTCATAATTAAGCGGGGTTTTTAGTTAGGTATTTAACGTCGTTTGTGATACAGACAGGAGCCTCTAAGGTTCCTCCGTCTGCTTCTACGCGCGTTTTAAAAGCAGTTGTTAAGACTGACCATTCTCCGCCACCCCCAAAAAAGCCTCTGCGTAGCAGGTAATAAAATTTAGCTCTTTTCATTTGTATTATTAAATTATTGTACTAAGTTGGACTATTTTTTTTTACTTTTCTTTCTTTTGAATTATAAACCAGGAGCTATTTTTTCCGAGCAGGCTAATACCGTCATAGCTCCTGTTCATTGTATAATTATCTTCGCCGTCTATTTGCTCGCTTCCGTCGCCTTGCAATATCACGGTTTTGTTTGCTGCTATTGTGTCGTCTGTTTTAAAGCGGATTATTACGCCGTCCTCAGCTGGTGGTAATGTAATAGTATACGAACCGTTACCACCGCTGTAGCTAATAAAATTAAAATGCTTAGATCCGTCTATAGTTTCGTTACCCGCAGCTGTCGCGGTGATTGAATTTATAGTAACCGCTACCTGGTTTGTCGTAGCAAAAGATCCTACGCTAGTAGCTGCTAATGTTGATAAACCAGTAACCCCTAGCGTACCGCTTAGCGTTGTGTTACCTGTAACCTGAGCTGTACCCGTTATCTTACCACCTGTACCCGTCTCACTAAAAGGCCCTATAGCCTTAGTGGTAGTGTCTAGCGTCATTCCGGCTATATTGCCGTCTGTCGCTAGCACTACATTAGTAGTCCCCGACTGGCCGTCAAAGGTTGTCTTAAAGGTTGCGTCTACCGGGCTTATGTCTATTGGCGTGTTTATCACTACGTCGGTGTCGTCGGTGTCAATAACGAACCACTCCCCGCTATACTCATCTGCTCCAGCGTCGTAGCTTACCCCCGTAGGTAGGTAGTAACTGTTAGACCATAAAAATCTAGTGCCGTAAGTATAAGGCGCTAATATTGTGCCGCTATACCTTTGCACGGGCTTTATAAAGAAGCTTAGCACTTCTTTAGTTAAAAGCTTGTATAGGTTAATATAGCTGCCCGCGTTTCCGCGTCTCCAGCTTGTAGACGGTACCCAGTTAGTACCGTTGTATATATAAAGGCTCCCGTCCATTCCTGAAGAGTCGCCTAAGATAAGCTCGCCTAAATCTAGTGTTAGATTACTCTTTACTTTAGCCGATCCGTTTGTACTCGTGAAAATCTCTATAGTAGTGCCTGGCGTACCGTTGTTTATAAACATAGCCGTAACCTCGTTTATAGTTGCGGTGTCGGTGTAGTTTACCGGTACACTTGTTAGCGTTCCTGTTAAGTCGTAGATATTATAAAACTCTACATCTAAACTAGCTAAGCCGTCTACTAATAAAGGCGGCGTAACAATGTTAAAGCTAGCCGCTAGGTTTAGCCCCTGGTAGCTGTTTTTTGCAGATCCAGCATCTAAGTAGTAATAGCTTGCTACTGTTGTCCAGCTTGTAGCGCCATATAAAGCGCTACCGCCTCCGGGTATAAAGTCCCGCTTTAAGTAATAGAACGTACCCGGGTTTAGTATATCTTCCTGCTTTAGCTGTATTCTAAATACTGGTCTAAAAAATAGCGGGCTCTGGGTTGCCCCGGTGCCGTTATATAAGAAGCTGTAAAAAAGGTTACCGGTTAAATTTACCTGGCCGTTATTATCGTTAACCAAGGTACCAAGGTTTACCGCGCTACTAGCTCCCGTAAAAGTAAGCCTATTAGCTAGCAGGTTGTTTAGCCTTATCTGGTTATACTTTACTTCTACCTTTTTTAGAGCTGGTAAAAAATTGTATATACCACCGTTTAACCTAGCGCCCTGGGCGCTGGTTTGTATTATTGCTATATCGTCTTCTACGTCTACTACGGTTACCTCTCCGCCTTGCGTGTCATAGTTAAAGTATCGGTAGCTGTCGTTAGCGCGTTCTTTGTATTGCTCTAATATGTAGGCACCTTTGCGCTGGTAAATTCGAGCGCCGAACAAAGTACATAACTGCTTTAAAACATCTAACGCCATCGGCTCGGTAAAGCTTCCGTCGTCATTGGTTTCTCTGTATACAAAAGTATTAAAGCGTATAAGCGTGCTAGCGTCGCTATCTACGTTGTATACGTGGTTAATGTCCCAAGTATTAAAGCAGGTGCTTAGGTAGTAGTCTGTGCCGCTATACAGGCCGTCTATACTTAATAAGTCTATGCTCTCTTTAAATACATCGAAGATAGTTTTATTACCTCCTGTAACATACTCCTGGTTAGCGAGCAAGCCTATACCGTCTACCGCTGTAATTTCATATAGGTAGGGGTAGTACTGATCTTCTATAGTTACCAGGTCTTGGGTTATTTTACCCGTCCAGTATAAAGCATCGGTAAGGTCTGCGGTAGTTTCCGAAGAACCACCTAAAGCGGTTACGTCGTCTGTTAGGCATTGCATCTGCTCTACCGTCCCACCGTCTGCGGTTATTCTGTCGTTAAATTCGTTAACCTTGTTTTCGGTTACATCTATAACCTTAGAAGCTTTGCTGTTATGTATGCGTATAAAGTAGCGGTCTTCCTGGTAAAGCTTTAGGTTGTTTATAAATAAAGACTCCTGACCTACGTTCTCTACATACATTCCTACTCTACAGTTAGAGCTTATAATAGGGCTTACTATATCGTCTGTTTCTCCGGAGTATTCAAGGACAAAGCCGCGGCTATCCGTTTTAAACTCCGTGGCGGCGGCGTTAAATTGATTATCTATAATCTCTATAGTAAAGTCTACGCCGGTGTCGCTCTTAAAGTCGCTGTATAGTATTACTCCCATATCTTAAAAACCTCTGTATCTGCTTCTAGTTCTGCTCGCCTTCTCTGAGCTTAAGAGTATATCCTGCCCGCTTATTTTACCGTATACCTCAACAGCTCCGCTGTTTGCGCCTGCTATTTGAGGCAGTTTGCTTAGGGGTATTACCGCCTCGCTTTCCCGGCCCTCGCCTATTAAAGCTAGTGTCGGGCCGGTAACTATACCCCCCTCTGCTAGCGCTGGAATATCTCCCATAGATGCAGCGGACATCTTCGCGTTAATTGCTCCTGCTGCTGCTATTAAAGCAACACCCGCGGCTATAGCTAAGGGGCCTCCTAGGGGGCCCATAGCCAACGCTATTTTAAAACCTTCCACCGCTAGGCCATACTCTAAAAGCATTTGCCCTAGCGTAGACATTAAGCTGGAAAACTGACCAAGTAAAAAACGGCCCATATCCTTAAAGCTTGCTTCTCCTACTAAAATAGCGCCGCCTATTTCCGCCATTCCTACTATAGTATCTGTTACCATAGCGTTTATAGCAGCATTTACATTTTGAGACAACTCAGCGGCGGCCATTGTCATTAAGGCCATTTTTGAAGTAGTAGTCTGTATTTCGTGCGATAATGGCGCTAGAGTTAAATTAGCTGTAACTGTTCCTAGTTCGGCGGTCTTGTTTTTTAAGTCTACTGTTTTTTCGCCTTGTTCTTCAGTTAGAGCAACAGCGTTTTTCTTAGACTCGTTAAGCAGGCGCTGGTTTTCTAGCTGCTCTTTGTCGTAGTCTAACTGGTCTTGCTGCCATATTGATCGCTCCGATGCGTCTCTAGCCTCTAAAGTAGATAAAGTCTTTTTAAGCTTTAGCCTTTCGTCTTCTAAGCGTATAAGCTGGCGCTGATAACTTACGTTCTTTGGCTGTTCTTTTGCCCAGGCTTTAGTTTTTTCTAAGTTTTGATCTACTACTTTTAAACGGTCTTTTAAAAGCTTTGTGCTTTCCCTAGTGTTTTCGTTACCTAAAGCTTGCTGTATTATTTTATCTGTTTCGCTTACGCTTTTTTTAATAAGCGCATACGCTGCCGCGACAGCTACTAGAGCAATAGATAACGGCCCCATAGCTAGCGTAAGTGATCCGAAGGCTATAGTAAGGGCCCCTACAAGGGTAATGAGTATAGGCACAATCGCAATAAGCCCCGCTAGTACTGTTTTATTATATACTTCCGCGTCGCTCATTGAGCGGATATACTTTGTTATTTTTCCTAAGCTAACGGTAAGCTTATCTATTATCTCTTGAAATATTTTGTTATTTGCTATAGCGTCTCCTATCTCTATTCTGGCCCCTTCGCTAGCGCTCTGTAACTCCTTAAAGCTACCGGCTGCGTTATCCATCATAGTATTAGCCATACCCCTAGCTGCGCCGTCTGCGTCCTTAAGGCCTTCGGTTAACGCGGGGAGGGTGTCTATAGTATTTCCTAATATTATTAACGCACTTTGAGCGGAGCGCCCTACCTCGTCTTTAGCGTCAGCTAAGTTAAAACCTTCGCTAGCGAGTTTTTTAATAGTTCCCGCTACGTCGCCCCCCGTGGCTCCTAGCTCGGAAATAATACGACGCAAAGAAGTACCAGCCTGGCTACCTTTAACCCCAGCGTTAGCTAGCAGCTCGAGCATTCCTGTAGTTTCTTCTAAACTAATTCCAGCTGCGTTAGCGACTGGCGCTACGAACTTCATAGCATCAGCGAAGGACTCCATATCTAGCGCACTTTCGCTAAAACTCTTCGCCATTACGTCGGTAAGGTGTCCCGTCTCTGTAACGTCCATACCAAAACCGCGAAGCGTTGCACCCGCAACCTCAGCAGCTCGCGCTAAATCAGTTCCCGCAGCTTGCGCTAAAAATAAGGTACTCTCTGTTACTTTGGTTATCTCGCTAGCGGTAAAACCTAGCTTTGCAAACTCTACCTGTAGGCCGGCTACCTCAGTAGCGGTAAAGGTGGTGGTAGCTCCTAGTCGCTTTGCTTCGCTTTCTAGCTTTGCAAATTCTGCGGCGCTAGCTCCTGAGACGGCTTTTACTTTGCTCATCTCTGCCTCAAAGGCCGCGAATGTACGCACCGCGCTAACACCTATAGCGGCTATAGGCGCACTAAAAGCAGCGGTAAAAGTGGTTCCTATTCGCTTAGCCTGTCCTCCAAATCTTTTAATACTAGAGCCGGCTGTTTTAAGCCCGCGCTGGAGGCCCGCAATATTTGCGCCTATACTTATGGTAGTCCGTGCTAAGCTCTTTTTTCCCATTTCGCTAGAATCTCTTTAGCTTGTTTTGTCGTTAGTTTGCGCTCTACTTTTTTAACGTCCCAAGGAAATTTAAACAAGTCTCTAGGCGTTACTCTTTTGTTTTTAGGAAGCTGTATATTAACTAGTGTTACGGTTTGGGTTCTCATTATTTCCCAAAGCTCTGTACTTGCTGCTTCCCTTTTTTCACTAAAACCCGCTACAGCGTTATTAAGGCTGCGCGGGGTTAGGTCTAAATATTCTGCGTAGTTATAGCCCAGTAGCCCTAGCGCTATCTCTTCGCATCGGTCAAAAGTTAACGGGACTTCGGCGCTTTGCCTGCCCCTAGTCCCGTCTCCTTTTTTACCGGTGTAAAGCTATCGGTAAATAATGCTAGTACCTTTTCTAGAGCTTCCGGGTTATCGTCTAACCAGTCCGCTACATCTTCTAGGCTTGCTGTAAACTTATCACCCTCTACTCTTGCGCCCTGCGCTAACCCTGCCCGCACAAGCTCTAAAGCTTCGCTAAGTTTTAGGCTCTCGCCTATTTTGTCAAGGTCTGCGAGTGTATAGTTAGTCGCGTCCGTGAATTGCATTAGAGCAGCGAAGCCAAATTTAACCGGTCTCTCTGCTCCTCCTATGAGTACTTTATTTACCATTTTGCTTTAGTGTTTTGTGTTATTATTATTAACTTACTGCGCCGTAAGTGATAGCACCTGTAAGCTCGAATGTAGCTGAGTAAGTTACATTGTCTTCCATTCCTGCGCTAACCTCTAGAGAAGTAACGTAAGCTGAAGCGGACCAGTAATGGTCGCCTGTTACTTCCGTAGAAAATTTAACGGTAAGAGCCGTGCGCGCTGACCAGGCTGACATTAAATCGTCAACACCGTAAGCGGCATCTTCTGCATATAACGCAGATACTGAGATAGTACCGCTTTTAGTTGCTTCTAGTAAATCTCTGCTCCCAGAGCTAGATTTTGTAGATGCGTCTCTAGTGTCCATAGACAAAGAGATAGAGCCCTCAGTAGCGTGAGCTATTAAAGTGCTGCCTACGTATACCCCTAATAGGGTTCCGTTCATAATTCCTGTAGTTGCCATTTTAGTCTAAATTATTTATTTGTTCTTCTTCGTTTTCTAGTAGTGCCGCAGCACCAATCTCTACAGCTTTTCCAGCGTTTATAAGCTCCTGGCCGTATTCGTTCACTACCCCTAAGTTAGTACCTTTTACGAGCTTTTTACCGCTCTCTAGGGTAGTGTTTTTTATTAGTGTTATTATCATCGTTTAACTCTTATTATGTACTCGCTGTTAGCTATGTACGTTTCGCTATCTGGATCGTAGTCAGCTTCTAACTCGGTAAACTGTATACTGTTTACATCTACCCCCGCTACCGTTCCTGTGTAGCGATCTAAAGCCGTTCTTATTTTCTCGTTTAAATCCGCCGCCTGCGCGTAAGTTTCTGATACGGCTAGTATTTCGTAGCGCGCTTCGTCTAAAGTACTTACCCCGCTTTTGGTGTCGCTCGGTGTAATGTCGTTTATAATGTATACTATAAACGGAAATACAGCGCCCTGCGCTGCAATCTGTGGGTAAACCCTGCTACTAACTATAGCGCTTACCGCGCTATCTGTCGTTAGAATTGAATATATAGCTTTTCCCTCGTTCATTAGAAGCCACGTTTTATTATTTTACGCTTTTGCTGGGCGCTTAGTTGCATTAGTTTTTTGTTTAAAATACGCGAAACTTCTCTAACTAATAAAGCATTTGCCGCGGGCACTCCTTTTATAAATCCTTTATCTATAAAGCCTACGTTTCTAGTTTCTTTTACGTTAGCTTTTGCGCTACCTCTAGCAGTTCCAAAATTTACCATTGCACCGTAATACCCGTCCCCGGTTTTTGTGGCTTTGCGCCCAAAACGTGGGCCGACATAGCCTATAAGGTTTCTGCCTTTTGCCTTAATATAACCTATAGACCGCTCTAGGTTTCCTGGCTTATAAGTAACGCTCTTGCTTTTACCGCCTCTACCGCCTATGCTTTTACCTATAGGCTTACGGCTTCTACCTGTGCGGATTACTGCTTTAACATTTTGTACAAAAGGATCGGCAGCGGCTTTTATTCCTTTTTTAAAAGCGTTATACTCTGTGCGGTCTATCCGGCTTAAAAGGTTCATTTTTTTTATAACCTCTTCAAAACCCTCTACGTGCATTGTTAGCGTATCGTCTAGCTTTCCCATTAGTCCCGGAGTACCGTGTCTAAAATAAGGTAACGCTCGCGCCCTTCAAGGCTTACACCTTCTACTTCGTAGGTCTTACTGTCCCAGCTTATTTTTATAGTAGCGTCAACATCTGCGCGATAGCGTATAGTGAAGCGTACTTTATTAACGCTGGTTAGCCTTTCGGTCTCTTCGCCTTCCTTTACAGATAGGTAGTCTACTTTAGCCCATACTAGGCCTAGGGTGCTGTACGTTCGCACGGCCTGGCCGAAGCCGTCCGTACTTACGCTAGCACTCTGTAGCGTTATTCTTCTATCTAGTTCTCCAGGATTAAGCAAAGCGGAATACTCTAAACGGGTTTAGCAAGTACTCTGAAGCTGTAGGTAGGCGGTGTACGCTGTCTATTCTTTTTTCGTACATCTCGCCAATCATTAAAAGCATAGCCATTTTTATATTAGCTGGCACATCGCTTGCCTGAGTGTATCCACAGGTATAACGGGTTACCACAGCGTTTACCGTATCCTGAGCAGCATACCAGCCCTGTTTAGGCATAATGCGCGCGGGCTCGCCTACTAGGTCTGTTCGGTAGTTTGCAGCGTCTACGGTTATTTCGGAGCCGGTGCCGTCTATGTACTTTAAATAAGTTATACTTTGTACAGGGCCACGGCTTAAATATATAATATTTTTGTCTCCTCTAAAAGGTTCTGCGGTTATCCTAGCCATAGGAAAAAAATCGTAAAACTCTTCTATAACGGTAGTTAAAAGGAACCTTCCTAAGTAGTACTCCGACATCTCTGTAGAGGCACTTATAAGAACCCCTAGCAGGGCATCTTCTGCGTCGCTGTCTACGCGCAAAAAATCCTTAACCTCTTGTACGGTTAAAGCTTGGATACTTGCTGGGGTAATTATAGTATAGCTCATTACTTGGCTCTAGTGGTTCTTTTAGTTGTCTTTTTGCTTACTGCCCTTTCGGCCTTAACTGCCTGCTTTTCTTCTACGACTTCGCAGAAAGCGGCATTAAGAAACTCAGTAGCAGTAGCTGCGGGCAGCTCTACTACCTGGCCAGCCAGGTAATAGAAATCTGCTCCGCTAATATTCTGGTTAAATAAAACCTTCATACATCTACTAACTTAATTAAGCTTGGATAAGGTGCTTAATAGCTGTACCCTGTACTACGTTACCGTCAATTCTCTTATAAGCGAGGTAGCCTACAGATAATTCGTCAGCGTAGCGTTCTTCCAATCTTAGAAGCTGTACGCCTCCTGCTTGGTGAATATAGTACTGCTTCATATCTCCGAAAATAATAGACTTCTCGCCTGTAGCGATGCCGGCCATATCTTCATTAACATAAACAGGCTTGCCGAATAACAAGTCTGGCTCTCCTACTGCCATAGACGGAATAAATACCGGACTATCGTTTGCAGATCCAAAGCCTAATTTTCTCACAGCAGCCAAAGACGCAGAGTTCATCATAAACGCAGCGCTAAGAGCGTTACGGTATGAAACGTCTACAGAATACATAAGGTCTAATATCTCTGCAACGGTTACAGCAGTAGCTGAAGCGGCAGTTTTACCTAGTGTAGATCCTGTAACGATACCCTGTGGCTTACCTGAGTTGTCTCCGGTAGTAAGGTGAGCGTTTATTCCACGGTTCAAACGGTTAGCTAACTGAGCAGCAACAAAGCTACCTAGGTCGAATGCGTTGTCTTGAACCAATTGACGCGATACTTTAACAATTTTAGAAGAGTAAGTATACGGATCAAATTCGATATTTGTAAAAGTCATATCAGATACACCTTCAGCTACACCTTCGCCTAAGATCGCAGCTACTATAGCTGTATCGTTGTTACCGGGTAGGTTGAATTTGTTACCGCCTTGCGTCTGGATAATAGTGGCTACTTTTTCAATGTCTGATTTGAAAAGGTCAGTAGCGCTAATTTCACTAGCCCACAATTCAGGAACTAAGAAGCCTCCTAAACCGTCAGTAGTAGTGATTTGTGTGTCTGTACCACGAAGCTCAGAAATAGCGTTTCGCTCTTCTGCCGTTAAGTTGTTAAACCCTCTGCGTAGGTAAGAGTTAAAAGCGTCGCGCGCTTCTACCTTCTTAACTGGCGCAGCGTTTCTAACTTCTACATTAGAGGCCATCTCTTTCTTAAGGTCTTCGCTTCTTTCGATACGTGCAGCAGCAGAGCGTAGCTCGTCTACTTCGTTAGAAATCGCGTCAAATTTTACGTTTTCTTCGTTAGATAGGTTACGGTCTTCAGCTTTTGCAGCTGCTACCATTCCTTGCATTTGCTCTACTAGAGCTCCGCGCTTTTCGCGCATTTGTTTAGCGTTCATTTTTAGCTAGTTTAATTAAAGCATTATATAAATTATAGTTTACTTCCTCTTTTTGCGTTTCTAGTGTGTCCTTTGTAGCTACTTCCGCCTGGGCTTCAGCGCTACGCAGTCCACTAGATGAGCTAACGTAGGCCGGGTAAACTACCGGAGATACGTCAAACAAAGAGCTCACGCTCTCTATATATCTTATGTGCTGGCCGTTCTCTAACTTCCAGCTATCCTTTTCTACTGTAAACCCGAAGCTAGACTGTGATAAATCACCGCGTCTAAATAGCTCTAGCATATCGTTACCGTAAGAAGTGTTAGGCATCTCAAAGCGATAACCTAAGCCTTTTTCGTCTTGCCATAGCTCTAGCGTACCGCTAGCGGTTCTAGCTAGTAGGTAGTTGCTGTCGTGGTTGTATAAGGCTCTTACGTCGTCATTCATTGCATTAGTAAAAGCTCCAGGCTTTATAATCTCACGGAAGCCGCCTAAGTCCTCACTCATAGAGTTAAAGACGCTAGCGTAACCTTCTACGGTTCTGCTATTGCCGTCTGCTTTTAACTCGCCTTCGTAGGCTCTCTGCTCTACTACTTCGCTAACGCTGCGAACCTGTGCGCCTTCAATTACCTTAAGGCACTCTAAAGGTAGCAGGGTTTGCTCTGGTGGGGTTGATCTAGTAAAAGCGTCTTCTTTACTATTAAAGCTGTACAGCTCTACGTAGTACCCGTCTTCGTCTATATCTGTTATAACTCCGTGGCTGCGCTCTTCGCCTTCATTCTGCCAGCTTACAAAAGCGCCGCTATCTAAGCTGCTTTGCTCTTCAGGTTGTACGTCTTCCGGCTGTAGCTCTTCTACGGCCTCAGCTTTACCAAAAGTTATTATAATCTCGGTCTCTGTTTCCTCTACGCTTTTTATGTGGCGTTGTTCTTTGTTTGTTTCCATTTCGGTAGCTTTAGTCTGCGTCTACGTTAGTGCTATCTTCGCCTGCCGTCTGCATATTTAGAGGGGTAAGGTAAACGTCTCCGCCCTTAATCGGGTTCAGGTTCTCTAGGTCTCTAATGTCGTTAACAGATAACCAGCCCCAGTTACGCGCTATAGCGTAACTCTCGTAACGGCCTTTTAAATCGCCGCGCATTAAACCGTCTACAGAAAAATAAGCGTAGTAGCCGCGTTCGTCTTCTCTAAATAACTTACGGTTAAGCTCTACCTCGAAGCGTCTTACATAAGGTGTAATACAGTCTCTTACAAATTGTATAGCCTGTTGCTCTACGTTAGCTCGCGTGCTAGAGTTTTCTAAGTCCGCTAAATAGCTTGGCGGTATTCTGAAAATTCTAGCTATTTCGTTTACTTGGAATTTACGAGACTGTAGGAACTGGGCCGCTTCCGGATCTAGTCCTATTTTATCGTACTTCATACCTTCCTCTAGTATGGCTGTGCCGTGGCTGTTTGCGTTCCCACCGTTCGAGCGGTTCCAGCTTTGTTTAAGACGGTTAATAGCTTCCAGGCTTAAACGTCCTGGCGCTGTAATTACTCCGCCGGTGTTAGCACCGTTAGAGTAAAAGCGTGCGCCGTACTCCTGAGCGCTTAGCCCTATTGCTATCGCTTCACGTGCTACGCTTAAAGGGCTCTTCCCGGTCAACCCGTTAAAGCTTAAGCCTACTACGTGGAGCATCTCGTAATCTAGCAAGGTTTCTTTATCATTAAAGATATAGACCTTTTCGCCTTCTACTATTTTAACCTGCACCTTAAGAGGATCTAGAGGCACTAAGCTAACAGGACGGCCAGCAGCGTTAAAAAATATCTTAGCATAGGCGTTACCGTGTAGTACCAGGTTAGCCGCCATAGCTTCACGAAAAGTAAAGGTAGAGCTAACTGGGTTAGGTGCCTCTGCTAGTAATATTTGTATAGGATGGTCTCTAGCTATTACCCTGGTTTCGCCGTCGTACTTATAGACGTTTAACGGAATACTAGCGATAGTCTCGCTTATAATTCGAGTAGCTGCGTAAACAGCGCTAAAGGTAAGCGCGTTGTCTTCGCTTACTTGTACACCGGTGGCGCTAGTATTGAAAAGCCCCGTAAGCCACGCAGACGGGTTGCTTAAACTCGTGCTAGGGTTCTCCGGGGAATTTCGAAATAGGCGGCTAAAAAAGCCGCGGTTATTTTTATCTGCCAAAGTTAAGAAGTATATACTTTAAACAAATATACAAAAAAAGATTTGTTATTCCTTGCTTTGCTTTGTTTTTTATTGTATAGGCAGGCGCGTAATTTTATATCTGTCGTTCTCGTAGTAGTTGCATCTAGCGTTTATAACCTTCGTTAAGGTGCTATAGTTGAGCTCTAAGGCCTTGCAAGCCTTGGTAAGTGTTCTAAACCCTTCTATAGTTTTAGAGCTCTTATGCTCTATTAAAATAATTCTCATATAAATAATATTACGTCTTCGTTTAAATTGTCTTCTGTAAAGCATCCTTTACAAATTTCTAACGTTGTTACGTTACTAAGTTCCTCGGTATACGTTCCGCAGCTCTGGCAGTAGTACTCTACCTTACTGGACATAGCCTAGTAGAATGTACTGTAACAAGCTTACGGCCTTAAATAATAAACTCATAGCCGGGAAAAATAATAGGGCGCTAGCGGCTACTATAAGCAAGCTGCGTGCGTCTCTCTGGTCTTCTGTTAGTTTCTGTTCCATTGTTTTAAGTAAAATTTAGCTTTTGCTAGGTTCTTAAATTGCCTGCTCTTATAAAAGCTAGGCGTATTCGGTAAGGCGGTAAATAGGCCGGGCTGGGTTTCTATAATCTCAGCGCCGGCATATTGTATAACTCTCTTTAGTTTCATAAAGCTTTCCTTATATTAAATCTGCTTTTGCCAGTCTTGCATATCAGTACTCGTTAATGTAAACTTTTCTGATAGCATCGAGACAAGTTGTTCCGCCTTGCTTAATCATTCTTTGCTGGGCTTTTTGTGCTCCTTGTTCGCTCTTGTAGAATCTCACTTGAGTATCAAGGGTAAAGGGGCTTTTATACATACAGCACCACTGTTGATACTTTCCAGCTTGATAGAAGTTATAAAGCACTGGTTGGTAGTGCTGGACTCCGTCCGCTGTGATTATTGTTTTAGTGTTTAGTAGAATTTGCATCGTGGTAGTATTTAGTTGCGTTTGTTGTTATTACTGATGTAAATATACGGCTTAATTTTAACTATGCAAATAAAATACTATTTATTTTCATTTATTTTAGTTCATATCTAACGCCCTCTATAACAAAACAAACGCTATACCCCGCTGGCACTTGGCTTAGCCAAGGTGTAAGGCCTGCGTCGAAAAGCTTTAGGCCTATAGCTCTGGCCTCTTCTATTTCCATTTTACAATATAATAAGGTCGCGCTCGTCATATATACTGCCGCCGTCGTTATCTGTTCTATGCTTCGCTAACCATATGCCCACCGCCATAGCCCAGGCTTGCGCGACATCTATTTTATCGGAGCTTTTGCTTTTATCAAACTTTAAGTTTCCTGCTGGATCGCTCTTTGCCTGCACGTTGCTTACATTCCACCGTAGTAGGTTACTACCTGTGTGCGCTATTTGCTTGCCTTTTATAAATATCTCTAGCTGCTTTATAGCAGGGCTCATACTTGCGAACCCCTGGCCGTAAGGTTCCACCGGGAGCCCCTCGTCTGCTAGATCAGCTATAAGGCTGCTACTATTCCACCTATCAAAGGCTATAGCTTTTATATTATACTTCTCTGCAGTCTCTAGAATAACTTTACTTATATATCTGTAGTCCGTTACGTTTCCAGGCGTTACGTCTAGCTCGCCTTTAGCGATAAACTTATTGTAATCCGCACCCGTCTTACCCTGTCTTTTACTTACCGCTGCCTCTGTTACCCAGCTATGCACTAACGTTTTAAAAGGTTCGTCTTCGTTTACAGGTGGGAAAATCAATACATAGGCGCATAAATCCTCTGTGCTCGCAAGATCTAGCCCCGCGTAACAGTCGCGGCCTTCTAAATCATTAGGGCCGTACTGCTCCGCGCAGCTCATAAAGTCCTCATCGGATACCCAGCGAACCTCGCTAGTAGTCCACTGGTTAAGGTGTAGCCTTCTAAAAGTGTTCTCATAAGTAACCAGCGTCTTAGCTTTTGCCGCCTGAGCTTCTATATAGTCTGCCTTAATCGTTACGCCGTAGCCGGGGTTAGCCTTGCGCCAGGTTGCCGGATCTTGTATATCGTCTTCAGGATCAGCTTCGAAAATATTAGGGTAAAATGTTTTGTCTTCTATTATACCCTCCTGAACCTTTTTAGCGTAGTCGTAAACCTCATAACAAATACTTTCTTTATTAAAACCCGCTGTAGAGATACTAAAAAAAAGCGGCTGTCTTCTCGCTCCGCTCGAAGTCTTCATAACGTCGTACAGGTCTCTGTTTGGCTGGCTGTGTAACTCGTCAAAGAGTACCGCGTGAGCGTTATACCCGTGGGCTGTATCCGCGTCAGCGCTCCGCGCTTGTATAAAGCTACCGTCTTTTTTTACTATACTGTTGCGGTATACCTTAAGCTGCTCCATAAGTATAGGGCTCTGGAGTACCATTTGCTTTTGAATCTCGTGAATCATTCCCGCCTGGCCACGATCAGCAGCGCAGACAATAATCTCCGCCCCTGGTTCGTTATCACTTACAAGTAAGTAAAGTCCTAGAGCTGCTAGAAAATTCGTTTTACCATTCTTACGGGGCCAGAATAAAAAGGCCTCTCTTATAATTCTGTTGCCATCTTCGTTAATGTTTCCGAACACATCACGGATAACCTTTTTCTGGAACTCCTCTAGTATAAAAGGTTTACCCGCTAGCTCTCCTTTAGTATGGCCGGTAAGTCGTTCTATAAATTTTATTACCCTTTCCGCTTTTTGCTTGTCGTACATTACGCGTCTATTATATCGTCTATGTCTAGTATGCGTCCCTCTGGGCGCTCCATTCTAGAACGCGAAGCGGGAGTAAGCCCGAACTCTATTAACATCATTCTAATACGCCGCCACGCATCCGCGCTTTGTGCGGCGGCTGGGTGCGGCTTTAAAAGCTTCGCGCCATTAGAGCTGACTGTCTCATATATTCTGCCGTCTTTTTGTAGCATAAGCTCTGCGTTATACCACTCCTGATAAGCCATAGCCAGCAGCTCTAGGCTGGTATCGTCTACAGAACTGAGCAGGCCCATAGTATGCAGGTGCCCTACGGCACGCTCGTACATCATTTTACCCTTAACCTTTAAAAAGGTGGGCGTTGCGGTTACTGGCTTTGCGTTGTCAACTATTACGGGGTGCTCAGGTGCGCGGTCTTTTCGCGCCGTTCCTCGCTGCTTCTTAACCTCTTGCGGGGCTGGTCTTCTTCCTCTAGGCATAGGTTTTATCTATTGCTTTATTTTCTTAATAGCTTTTGTAAATCTATAATCAATTTAGACACTGTATATTTGTCTC